AAAGTAAGAACAATAAAGAAGTTTCTTTTACTTTTGAAAAAGAAGGTGTATATCTCTACGTTTGCACCCCCCACAAAGGTATGGGTATGATTGCCCTTGTAGTTGTGGGTGATTCGTTGGAAAACCTTGATTCGATTAAAAAGTCGAGAATGAACGGTAAATCCAAAAGAAAACTCAAAGAACTAGTAGAATCTCTATAAAATATCTAAAGAAACCCTTGATTTTCAAGGGTTTTTTTTAGCCCAAAATTTCCAAAAAAAGACTTGACTCTGTTATCAAAACAAGGTATACTCTAAGAGTAAGATAAAGAGAAAGAGGTAAATTATGGGAAAAGTTAAGAACTACATGATGGATATCGAAGAAAAGGTCTTTGATATTGAAGGACTTGAAGAGAAAATCGGAGAGTGCGAACACATGGCAGAAATGAAAGCTTGGGTAGTAGAGAAATTAGGTTTGACTACTCATTTCGACATTGGTATCGCAGAAGATGTGGTCGAAGAATGTTGGGTAGATTTCTGGGCTTATTATTAAAATAAGCCTTGACATTGTTGTCAAAACATGATAGCATACTAATATAATTGAGAGAGTGAGGTAATTATGAAAATTCAAAAAAACATCAAAGACGTTAAATTCACCAACTGTAATGTTTACGGTACAGAGATGCCTGTCTCTGAGAATATCGTAATGGCATCTGCCGCTGGTTGGTATGTCGGAGCGGTCTGTAAAGACCCAGATTGTGGTGGTATGATTGTGCCTTTTGATAGGTACACTGATTACTATGCAACGCCTGAGGACGTTGTAAAATATTGTGGAACATTATTGGAGGCCGTGTGATGGTAGACGTTTTACATGATATTGAGGTTCTTGAGAATCTTGTGATTGCGATGACTGAAGGTGCATCTGATGAAAAGAGGATGGCACTGCATTCAGTTGAGAAGTTGATTGCTGAGAAGAAAGCAATCGTAACTGCATTTGAGAAGGAGTTTGCAGATGATACGCAACAAGCAGCCTAACGGCGAAATAGTTTTAGATTTGACAGGGCCTGATGGGAATGCATTTGCTCTCATGGGCCATGCAATGAATTTTGCTAAACAACTTGGTTACTCTAAGTTGGCGATTGATGGAATTATCGAAGAGATGAAATTAGATGACTACGAACACCTTGTTCAGACATTTGATAAATACTTTGGACAATTTGTCATATTGGAGCGTTAGATGACAGGATTAGAATTTTCAATGGTGGCGACACCTATACTCGCTGCCTTTTTCTACTATGGTAAATACCAAGGTAAGAAAGAAAAGATTGAGACTATTATAGAATCAACCTTGAATACGTTGGAGAAAAACAACATGATTAAAGTAGAGGTTGATAAAGAAACAGGCGAAAAAGAAATTTTGCCTCTTGACAAATACCAGAAGGTCTGGTAGCATATAAAGTAATGTGAAGTTTTAAGAGGAAAGGAAAAAAATGTTGTGATCTACAAAACTTTAACAGAAGCGGTTACGGCCGCAAAAGAAATGTGTTATGCCTTGGAGACAATAGTAAAAATCACTGAATGCAAAGGTGGTTATGAACTATTTGGAACAGGCAAATTTGTAATGGAAGTAACGGAGTAAAAAAGTGAAGAAAACTTTAATGACACTTGCAATGATTGGTGTATCTACATCAGCAGTTGCAGAGACAGTTCAAGATTTTACTAAGACAGTTATTAATCGTGTTCCCTACAGTGTAGAGGTTTGTACAAATCAAACTGTGGGTGGAGACAAGTCTGGTGATATGTTGAAGGGTGCAATCATTGGAGGCATTATCGGTAACAATGTTGGTGATGTCAAAAACGGTGGAGCATTAGGTGCTGTACTTGGTGGAATGATTGGACATAATAATAGTACTGCCACTGGTGGTACACAACGAGTATGTAATGTACAAACTCGTTATAATGAGGAATCTGTAACTGTATATTCTCACAGTGTAGTAACTTTCTACCATGAGGGCAGACAGTATAAACTTAGATTTCAGAAATGAAACAGTTGAGCGAATCTGTCCGTAGCTCAGCAGGATTAGAGCAACGGCCTTCTAAGCCGTGGGTCGCAGGTTCGAGTCCTGCCGGACAGGCCAACTATTGAGGAAATAATGTACTATAAAAATAACTTTAAAAGGAACAAAAGAAAACAGGAAAAACCACTTGGTGGTATGACTGTTACAGTTCGTAACGGTGATGTAAATGGAGCCATCAGGGTTCTCAAAAAGAAACTTATTAAAGAAGGTGTGTTCCAAGAATTGAGAGAACGTGCATACTATGAGAGTAGAGGAACAAAACGCAGAAAGGCAAAGGCCGCTGCAACTCGTAGATATAAACGTAAAATGTTAAAGAGACAAGAAGAACTTGGTTATTAATGAGGTGATATAATGGCACGGCGTGCTAAAGTGGAGACTGACTCAACAATCCCAAAACCACGAAAAAGACGTAAGCCGATGACGGCCGAACAAAAAGAGGCCGCCGCAGAACGTCTTGCGATTGCACGAGAGAAACGTGCCAAAGAAAATCCACCAAAATATACAAACATCCATCCAACAGTAGTTGCATTACCAGAGGACAACCCTCTGTCAATGAAGAATGTTCAGAGATGGATTAAGACACAAAAAGAACTCTTGTCTATTGCAAGAGGTGATATAAGACGTAAGATAAAGGGTGCAGAGGCTCGTGTTGCTTCCCATGAAGGATATATAAGAAACCTACAAAGATATCTTAGAGATGGAGATTACTGTGATGATTTTTGGGGTGAACACCAACAAAACAAAGTGAAGTGGCGTGTTCTAACTATGGCTTATAATCCAGATGGTACACCAAAAAGAACTATCGGACACTGGTATCCAGATATTGGATGCGAATGGACAAGGGAAATGGAAAATGAATGATAACGATAATGACGATGGAAAGATTATTCAGTTTCCTACAAAAATGAAAAAACCTACTGATGTCAAAATTAGTAGTAAGGCAATGAAGTTGCATACTGACTTGAAATTTGCAGAACATCTTACTGAAGGTTTGGTGGTAAATATGATTGCAAATATGCAAGAAAATGGAATGGATACAGAAAACCCAGAGTTTATCAAAGACATAGGTTTTATGATTGAAGTTGTAAAAGGAACGATTTATAGAGACATGGGTGTTAAACATCCTATGCAAGAGCTTGTTGACATTTTCGTTCTTTCAGACTATGATGAGACTCAAGGTGTTTACACTGAGTTTGACATGGATCTTATGAAAGATGTCATTGATGAAGTCAAAGGAGATGAAAAAGAGTAAGTTATGATATTGATTGATATGAACCAAGTATGCATCAGCAATCTAATGATGCAGATAGGTTCTAAAAGACAAAATGACGTAGATGAAAATTTAGTTCGACATATGGTTTTGAACTCACTTAGAATGTATCGTTCTAGGTTTAGTGCAGAGTATGGAGAACTTGTTCTTTGTTATGATAGCAAAAAGTATTGGAGAAGAGATTATTTTCCTAATTACAAATCTAATCGAAAGAAGGATAGAGAAGCTTCTGGACTAGATTGGAATCTAATCTTTGAAACACTTAATAATATTCGTGATGAAATTAAGGAAAACTTCCCATACAAAGTATTAGAGGTTGAGGGTGCAGAGGCAGATGATTGTATTGCAACTGTAGTCGATTATGTTTCTAAAACACCTAGTGCATATGAACAGTGTTTAATTCTATCTGGTGATAAAGATTTTATTCAGTTGCAAAAACACAACTTTGTAAAACAATTTTCACCTGTATTAAAGAAGTTTGTGAATGGACAAGACCCCCACCTATATATTAGAGAACATATATTGAAGGGTGATAGAAGTGATGGTATTCCAAACTTTCTATCTTCTGACGATACATTTGTAAACGAGTTGCGACAGAAACCCCTGGCCAAAAAGAAAATCTCTACATGGGTTGAACTTGAACCAGAAGATTTCTGTACAGAAGAAATGATGAGGAATTATCAACGCAACAAAACATTAATTGATTTGGAATGTATTCCTGTCGTTTTGAAAGAACAGATATTGATAGACTATCTGAAACCACCTGTAGGTGACAGATCAAAACTACTAAATTATTTCATATCAAAAAGATTGAAGAATCTT